TAAAAGACCACCTAGGGTTTGAAGTTAAAAGAAATCTAGGACAGGCGAGGGATGGAGCTGACGATATAACTATTCAGAAGTTCCGCATTGAAGTTAAACGACAAGAAAGGTTACAGGTAGACAAATGGAGCGAACAAGTGGAATCATGCAGCAAGTCTGGAGAAATACCAATACTGGCATACAGGAGGAACGGACAGCCTTGGAGAATATGCCTGAAGCTAGACGATTTTATCCCGATGCTACGAGATGCACTGGAATGACATGGAAGTATCTGGTTGACCAGTTGATGGGTGTTAATCCACCGATCATCAGGGTTGCTGGCAAGATGGTCATCAACATTGGCATAGGTGGTGACACACCAACCAAGGTAGGTAAGCCTAGGACATCCAACTTTGATCTGATCGTGGCTCATGTACTGCGTGAAGCTGGTAGCCTATCCACACCAGAGCTGCATGAGGAGATATTGCTATTACGTGAGCAGATCAGCATGGAGTCACTGTTTAGGCTGTGTAAGCGCATGGAGAATAGAGGTCAGCTGGTGTCTAGTAAACAGGCTAGGACTAGCGGTAATGGGAGAGGTGTCAATGTATGGCAGCTGGCAAAAAGGTAGAAGGTTTCATTGAAGACAGGCTGTGTAGCAGCTGTAGACAAAGGAAAAAGCCGGAGGGAGGAGAATGGATCCTGTTCAACAGAGGATTAAATCGGAGGTGGAACTGCAGGGAGTGCAATACACGAAGGGTTGCCAGACTTGCCAACACTCGGTAGCACACGCTGAAGGACTGTGGTGCAAGCTGTGGGATTGTGAGTCTATTGGATATTGTGAGGGTTATGAGTATGAATCAGGCACAGCCTAGTCCATGTGCATTGTGTGGGAGATCTCATCTTGCTTATGGTGTGGTGGTAGTAAATGGTAAGGAAGTCTGTACATATTCTGATGAATGGAAGGCTGAATGCGAGTTAAGGACTGTGATGCGGTTCCCTGACAAGGCTAGAAAGCCCAAGGTTACTAAGCTTATGTACTTGGACATGGTAGAGAAAGAAAGAGGTTATCCAACAAGGAAAGCCATGAGAGATGAGATGGTTAAAAGATACAGGGAGAAGAAATGACAGATAGAGACTTACTTTGGAAGCTATACGCTGAGTACATGACGCATGGCAATCTGTGTACAGAGACGCTAACAATGCTTGTAACTAGGCTAAAGGAGCCAGTATCGATGGCTGATGAGTGGAAAATGGAATGCATCAGAATGCTGGAGGATATTAAACACTTGCAGACACAGCTAAACAATTACCAATGACGCAGTTCAAGATACCACCAGCTCCAATTCTGAAGAAGAGGAAGACTCCACCGAGGAAGACACAGTACGCAATCATGCCACTACGAGCGCTGACAGATAAGCGCATCACTGACAGGAATCGTACTGTACTTGCCATGATGTCATCATTTGCTAACAGGGCTGGAATCACTTGGGTAACTCACAAAAGGATAGGTGAGGAGTTTGGAATCACTCGTCAATCCATCCAGCGCATGATGGGAAAGCTTAGAGATGCTGGGTATATTGAGAAGGTATCAGGTTACAAAGTTGGCATCAAAGGTATTACTTACAGGATCATCTACGATCCCAAGATCAGCGCACAGGATGCAGTTGCAATAGCAGGTAACGGTATTGATTTAGAGGTAGAGCAGTACAACCAAGAGGATCCAGTAATGACATTTCGTAATCATCAACCACAGCCGATAGGCGCATTCTTAAAGGACTTACCAGTGGCTAAACCTAAGAGCAAACAGAAAGAGCAGCGTGAAGAGGCTGCAGAAGTGCGGAAGACGTATAAGGGAGAAGACTATAGTCGAGAGTTCTCTCGCACAGCGCAAGCAATCTGCGGAGTCGAGCGCTTGCCAAACGAGCAAGACAAAGCGATAGCTGCCGAATTAGCAACACATCAGGTGGATCTGGATCAGTTCAAGCAAATGCTGGTGGAATCAATCACATGGCACAAGCAAACAGGTAAGCAGCCACCAGCAGGACTAGGTTATTACAAGCAAGTAGCACTGGCATTACGTAAAGCCTAGGTAGTGGGTGTGTCTGTACAAAAACGAATGGTTCGATTCGAGTTTGTACAGGCATAATACGTTATCATTATGGTACGTTACGATATCAATTAATTAACGCTGTGTTATCAAAGTGGCATTATCCCCCCCCACCCCACCACCTATCGATGGGGGGACTGACACAATTTTTCCTGACTTTTCCTTGGAGGTTGTATGGTTAGCTTATTGATGTACAACTTAGTGATATTTTTTGGTGGGATGATGTTTGAAAGATTCCTAAGATCACTTGATGGCTACGCTAAAGAATATCTTTTATATAAAAGGTATCACAGTGATAAGTTTGATCCTGAGTAGTTGCGTGTTGCATTCCTATAGAGTTGCAACGTGCAACACTAAGCCAGAGTGGAGATGCGGCAACGGAACCACACCCGAAGAAAAAGGGATGATCTCTAAAAAGAGAGTGCGCTCTTGTTTATCTAAGCTACTTAGTCTGCCAAACTAAGATGGTTAAACTGGCTCCGATCTGGTTGCCTTGTCTCATCCGAGGGGCTAACAGAAGAAATACCTAACCATTCGCTACGTTTATCCCTATTGGTCACGCACTACCGCAAGGACAGCTGGGTTATGGCTGCATTCACCAATCTTACTTCAATTGAGGAAAAAAACAATATTGGTAATTACTATTGATTGCTAAATACTGATAGTTAAAATGCATATGCTTGTTTGCAGAATTTGAGATACTGATGGCTGTTTAGGAAGGGAGATAGAAGTGGAATATGACAATACCAATCGTGGCACACTTTTCAAAGCGAAAGAAAAGAAAAGTGAGAAGAGTCCTGATTACACTGGCACTATTAATATTGCTGGTACTGAAATGCGCTTATCTGCTTGGCTGAAGGAATCGAAAGCAGGTACAAAATACTTTAGTCTGGCAGTGTCCGAGAAGGATGGTCAGTACGAAAGTAAGAGCAATGCTCGTCCTAGATCTGAAGGTAGGACTGATGGCAATGCCTCTCATGTAGATGACGATATTCCATTCTGATGGCTACCAAGAAAAGAGTACGCACTCCAGATCCTGAAGCTGGTCTGCCAGCTGGGGCAATGATGGAGACGGATATCTGCATAGCGTATACCTTAAAAGGTATAACCTACCTGCCTCACTACAGTGAACGAGTCTACGTAGGGTTAGGTTATGGGGTTACTAACTTTGATACTTATTTGGGTATTGAGTTGAAAGCCTTGGGTGCTAAACCTGTGGAGCTGGCGCTGTGGAAGAGGAGACAGTTTTAGGGAAAGCGGATGCTGTGTAAGATTGACCGTACATCGGTGTAAGTCCGATGGCACAGACGCAGCGAGTACCTACCTTTTTAAGGCTGAGTCGCACAGTTTTCCTTAAACTTACGCTGGCTAGGGTTGCGACTGCCAGCTCCAACACGCATGAGGATTGGATGGAGCAGACCCTAGTGGGATGGGGGACTAGACAGCTCAGTATTAACGAAAACCGACTACTAATCGGGAATTAGTGAAAAGCTGTTAATAGTAAACGGAGTGGCGGGCGGGCTAGTAACCCAATGTGTCCACACCGATCAGTCTTCAGTCGTGTTGGTGGATGCGTAGGCTGATACGCAGATTTAAATGTGGTCGTGAATGGTAGGTGGCTAATCCCATGTCGCTGAAAACACATTATGGGAAACTTCACAAGTCGGAGATAAGCACCGATCACCAACTTCAATTTAAAGATTATGGCTACTAAAAAAGAAAAAGAGAAGTTTCCAAACCAGATACCACCATTGAAGAACTATGGTGGTGTACGTCTCATCCAGAAAAGACTGGAGAGATCCGGCACTCTGGAGGCTAACAGGGAGGCTGTCGCTTATGCACTACTATCAATGGCGAATACAAAGCTATCAGATATCATGGAATGGGATTCCTCTGGTAACGTCATGGTCAAAGCCAGTAAAGACATACCAGAACACGCTCTCCATGCCATCAAAAAGCTAACCAGTCGCACAGATCGGGAAGGTAATTCCTATATCGAGATTGAGTTGCATGACAAAGTGCAGGTATTGCGACTGCTGGCTAAAGCTTCTGGACTCTTGGACGGTGGCGATAATGGAGACAAACCTAGCGTGATTGGTATTAATATCAAAGCGCCCACAGTGATTGATGTAAACGATGAAGACTAAGGAAACTAGCGGTAAGTCAGTACCAGATATCGGTATCAACTTAGACTTTTCGGACTCGCCAAAGGTGTGGGAGTTCATGCAGTCGGATAATTTCGTCCAAGGCTTGATGGGTCCAGTGGGTAGTGGTAAGTCATATGCGTGTGCAGCCAAGATATTTATTAAGGCTATCCAGCAAAAACCCAGCCCTATAGACAATATTCGCTACTCACGCTGGGCGATAGTGCGAAACAGCTACCCAATGCTAAAGACCACTACGATTAAAACGTGGCTGGATCTGTTTCCTGAGAATACATTTGGTTCCCTGCTTTGGACTCCACCGATTACCCATCACATCAGGTTGCCAGCTAGAGATGGTGCAGCTGGTGTGGATTGCGAAGTCATATTTTTGGCACTTGATCAACCAAAGGACGTAAGAAAACTACTGTCCTTAGAACTTACAGGAGCATGGGTCAATGAAGCAAGAGAGTTACCTAAAGCCGTTATTGATGGTCTTACTCACAGGGTTGGCAGGTATCCTACTAAGCGTGACGGTGGGAGTAGTTGGCACGGTATATGGATGGATACGAATCCCATGGATGATGATCACTACTGGTATCGGTTAGCAGAAAAAGAAAAGATGACTGGAAAGTATGCTTGGAAGTTCTTCAAGCAGGAAGGCGGTGTAGTCGAGGTTAGCCACACTGATTTGCCAGACAATCCAGAGGCTAATGATCATATATTTGCAGCTGGTAAATGGTGGAAGCTAAACCCTAAAGCAGAAAATATTAAGAACTTACCTGCTGGCTATTACCAGCAAATGCTATTAGGTAAAAATTTAGACTGGATCCGCTGCTACGCTGGTGGACAATATGTCTATGTGCAGGAAGGAAAACCAGTCTGGCAGGAATATGATGACTCCATGATGTCTGGTGATGTAAATGTGGATCCAACTCAAGCTATACAAGTAGGTTTGGACTTTGGTTTGACTCCAGCTGCTGTGATTGGGCAGCGTTTGCCTAATGGTCGGTGGAATATTCTTGATGAAATCGTTACTGAAGACATGGGTTTGGAGCGTTTTGGTCAGCAACTGCTGGCAGAGTTAAACGCAAAGTACCCAAACTTCCAAGTATTGCTGTGGGGTGATCCAGCTGGTATGGCACGAGATGCGATTTATGAGGTAACAAGCTTTGACTACCTACGCACTTTGGGTTTGCGCGCACAACCAGCTCCATCAAATGACTTTAAGGTGCGTAGAGAAGCAGCTGCTATGCCGATGCAAAGACTGATTCAGGGTAAAGCTGGGCTGATGGTCAACACTCGGTGCAAGTTATTGCGTAAAGCACTGGCTGGTGGCTATCACTTTAAGCGTATTGCTGTGGGTGCAGGTCATGAACGGTTTAGAGATGCGCCAAACAAGAACGAGCATTCCCACGTAGGTGACGCATTTGGCTACTTGCTGCTAGGTGGTGGTGAGCATAAGAGATTAACCAAGCCGCAACACCTACAAAATACGATAGTTGTGCAGACTATTGCTAATTCAGACTTTGATCCGTTTGAATGATCAACATAATCGAGTTAAACGAGCGATTACCTAGAAAAGCTGGGGTGTGCTACATACCAATGGTTCCCAGCCACCTACATCATATGAGAATTACAGAGGATCAACTTCCATTTGCGAAGGCTGTCTCTATGGATACCATGCTTGAGATGCAAGCTAGGCTCGGACTCGCAGTCACTGCTCTAGTTCATGGCAAACCTGTAGCAATGTTTGGCTGCATCATGCTGTGGACTGGTGTAGCTGAGATGTGGTCAATCATATCTGATGACGCTAGACGCTATCCCAAACAGCTAACACTGGTTGCTAAAGGCTTTAGCGATATCGTGGCGCAATCACTCTCATTGCACAGGCTCCAACTTACGGTAAGATCCGATGAGCCGAGGGCATTACGCTGGGCAGAGTACCTTGGTTTTGAGATCGAAGGACTAATGAAAAAATATAGTCCTGACGGTGCGGATACTTATATTTTAGCGAGGGTTTAATCATGGGTGGAATGTTCGGTGGTGGTGGTGACGGTGGTGCAGCAGCTGCAATGGCAGAGCAAAAAAAAGAAACAGAAAGAATGAGGGCGCAAGCAGAAGCAGATAAGCGAGATATGTTAGAAACTCAGCAAGCTGGCTTAAAAGCTCGTCAACGTGGTGGCGCTCGTGCGTTATTGTCTACAGCTCGTGTAGATGGTGAAGAAGGTTTGAAAGATACGCTAGGCGGTTGATATGGATAAGATGAAAAAGAAGGTTGCCAAGGTTATGCGTGAGTATAAATCCGGCAAACTGAAATCATCGAGTGGCGATAAGGTCACATCTAAGGATCAAGCTGTAGCTATCGCTATGTCAGAAGCTGGCATCAAGCAGAAAGGTAGCAAATGAAAGCTGGACTTTATGCCAATATTCATAAAAAGAGAGAGCGCATAGAAAAGGGATCTGGTGAAAAGATGCGTAAAGCTGGATCCGAGGGCGCTCCTACTGATGCTGCATTTAAGAAAGCAGCTAAAACCGCAATGAAACCAAAGAAGAAATAATATGAAATTTTCTTTAGAAGTTGAAATGAAAGGCAATGAGCATGACGAAGAAAAAAAGTCAGCTCCTACTGCTTTTCAAAAGAAAGTAGCAAAGATGCTTGCTCAGAAATCTGGCAGAAGTAAGCCTAATGAGATGGACTTTAAAAAGGCTGCTGAGTTAGAAGACGAGGATGATTGATGGCTACAACTCCAGTAGAACTTGAGTCGCTAACTACCAAGTCTAGGTTCGTTACGCTTGCTCAAAAAAACAATGCTGGCACTTATGTAGTAGCAGGATCTGATGCGCCATTGATTATGGTGGACGTAAACCATCAGCGCAATCACGATGGTCGAGCATTCTTTGCTTATAAGATGTATCCAGATAGTGCGCCATTAGCAGCTGGCGCTAGTTTAGATATTGCTCTAGCTGCTCCTGCTGGTGTATTCCCACACATAACTATTGATGCTATGTGTTTAGGTGATGCGGAACTTTATATCTATGAAGGAGCCAGCGCAACTGGTGGCACTTCATTTACTCCAATAAATAGAAATAGAAATTACGCACTTACCAATACTAGCCAGATAGCAATGATTATTTCTCCTACTGTTACATCATTAGGTAGCGAACTTGATGCACAGATTATTGCTGGTGGTGCAGGTAAAAAATCAGGTGGTGGTGTAGCTGGATCTTTAGAGTATGTATTAAAACCATTGACTACATACTTGTTTAGGCTAACCAATGTAAACGGAACTGCTCACGCTGCACATTTAGCTTTGGAGTGGTACGAATGAAGAAAGAGCATAAGAATCCAAAGGGTGGATTAACTGAGGCTGGACGTAAATATTTTAAACGTACAGAAGGAAGTAATTTAAAGGCTCCAATTAAGGAAGGCACTAACCCTAGACGAGTATCTTTTGCTGCGAGATTTGGTGGTATGGCTGGTCCACTTGTGGATGAGAATGGTAAGCCAACAAGATTAAAACTAGCATTAAAAGCGTGGGGATTTGGAAGCAAAGAGGCAGCTCGCAACTTTGCGAATAAGCATAAAAAGGATTGATATGGCTACTAAGTATTCATCAAAATTATCAGCAGAAGATATTCTTAAACGACACGACATAGCATTAAGACGCAAGGATGACTTTCGTGCATTGTACGAAGACGCATACGAGTTCGCTCTTCCACAGCGCAATCTCTACGATGGGTACTGGGAAGGTAAAGTAGGTGGACAGAAAAAGATGGTGCGAGTGTTTGACTCTACCGCTATCAACTCTGTGCAGCGCTTTGCTAACCGTATGCAGTCTGGCATATTCCCACCACAGCGCAAGTGGTGCAAGCTTGAGGCTGGTACAGATATACCACCAGATCGTAAGATGGAGGCACAACTTGCTCTAGATGTTTACCTAGACAAGATGTTTTCTGTAATCAAGCAATCAAACTTTGATATAGCTATCGGTGAGTTCTTGCTTGATCTGTCAGTCGGTACTGCTGTGATGATGGTGCAGTCAGGTGATGATGTTAATCCTATTAACTTTGTGCCAGTACCACAGTATCTAGTTGCAATTGAAGAGGGTGCGAATGGCGCAGTCGATAACGTGTACAGACGTATGCGTATTAAGGCTGAAGCAGTCCAGCGTCAATGGTCTGATGCAGAGATTACTGGTGATCTAGCTAGACTTGTAGAACAAAAACCAACTGAGGAAGTTGAGTTTGTTGAGGCAACTATATTCGATCAAAAGCGTGGTGACTATTCTTACTGTGTCATTCATAAAGAATCTAAAACTAAAATTGTAAATCGCACAATTAAGGTTTCACCTTGGGTTGTATCACGTTACATGAAAGTAGCTGGTGAGATCTATGGTCGTGGTCCCGTTATCACAGCACTGCCAGATATTAAAACTTTAAACAAAACAAAAGAGCTGTTATTAAAAAATGCAGCGCTCGCAATTTCTGGTGTTTACACTGCCGCTGATGATGGTGTCATAAATCCTGCAACAATTCGTATCGTTGCTGGTGCAATTATTCCAGTAGCTCGTAACGGTGGTCCACAGGGCGAATCATTAAAAGCATTACCAAGATCTGGTGACTTTAATGTGTCGCAGTTAGTCATCAATGATCTGCAACAAAACATTAAACGCATACTGCTTGATGAATCACTGCCACCAGATAACATGAGTGCAAGATCTGCTACTGAGGTAGTAGAGCGCATGAAAGAGTTATCACAAAATCTTGGCTCTGCATTTGGTCGTTTGATTAATGAGACGATGATTCCATTAGTAGAAAAGATTTTGCAGGTAATGGATGATCGTGGATTGATCGATATGCCACTGCGAGTTAATGGTTTAGAAGTGCGTGTGATGCCTACTTCACCATTAGCTATGTCGCAGAACATGGAAGAGATCCAGAACATTATGCAGTATGCACAGATCACTGCAAGCTTTGGACAGGAAGCGCAATTCGCTTTGAAGAAAGGTGAAGCAATGGACATGATTGCTGAGAAGCTTGGTGTACCTGCAAGCTTGCGCTACTCACCAGAAGAACGAGCAATGGAGATGCAGAAGGCAGCACAAATGGCACAGCAGTTTGCAGCTGCTAATCCAGAGGCTGCGGCTCAAGCAGTAGGTAAAGCTGTTCAAGGTGGAGGAATGGTTTAATGGATTACGGAGATAGACCAGACGGATCCAAGAAAGGTAGTGGATACCTTGGTGAGATCAAACGTCCAGACGGTAACGTGATGACTGAGATTAGTATTGGTGTTGGTATTAATGGTAAGGAAGTAGATATTCCATTAATCGTACCAACTCTAACTAAGAAAGAAATTAACTGGCTAAAGAATAATGATCCAGAAGACAAAGCATTCATGGATAAGATGCCAAAAGGAATTATAGAAAAAGCTGTAGACCATGCGTCTAAGCGTATAAAAGAAGGTAAGTCACCTTTTGCTGACTAGGGAGAAATATGGCTGGATGGGATGATTTTGATGAACTACCTACAGATATTCGTGTTGCTACACAAATGTCTGATGATCTGGATATGTTATGTGCCAAGGTAATGACTACCGAGGACGGACAAAAGTTAATGAGGTGGCTACGGTCTACCTTGTTAGAGCAGCCTGTTGCCACACCAGACTGCGACTCTTCCTATGCTTATTACAGGGAAGGACAAAATAGTGTGGTGCGTGATATAGAGATGCGAATTAAACGATCTCTGAAACCAAAGGAAAATGATGGAAGACAACAACCAACCCAGCAGTAGTAGTGATGCTGGCTTATTGGATGGTGCAACCGCAACTGAAGATACTCAAAGCCAAAATCCAGTAGCCACATCGGTAGATCATAGAGCAGCCACACCAGAGGATGATGATAGTCCGTTAGAACGTCCAGACTGGTGGCCCGAAAACTTCTGGAAAAAAGACGAGTCCGAACCAGACTTGGAGGCAATAGCTAAAAGCTGGGGCGATCTCCGCAAGCAGATCAGCCAAGGCAAACATAAACCACCAGCTGATGGTAAATACGACACCAGCGCATTCGGCTCAATTCCCGAAGACGATCCTGTAAGAAATACGGTGATGGGCTGGGCAAATGAATTTGGCATCAGCCAACTGGCTTTAGATAAGTTAGTTGGGCAGGTAGTTGAGATGGGTGGCGCTCAACAGCAGCAAGCAGCATTTAATCGTGATGCTGAACTTAAGGCACTTGGACCAAATGCAAACGCTATGATCAAGTCTATGACTGATTGGGGCAGGGGATTGGTCAATAAAGGCATATGGGGCGCTGATGATTTTGAGGAATTCAAGATTATGGGCGGCACAGCCAAGGGCATTAAAGCGCTGGCTAAGTTGCGTGAAACTTATGAAGGCACTAAGATTCCAACCAACTCAATGCCAGTCGATGGCGCTCCTAGTAAAGATGAGCTGTACCAAATGGTTAATGATCCGAAGTATAAGACTGACGTAGCTTACCGCCAAAAGGTGGAAAAGATGTTTGCTCAGACGTTCGGTTAAAGTCTCCCTCCTCTGTCTTGGAGTTTGCCCAGCCAAGTGCTGGGCTTTTTTTCGTTTTGCGTTTTTTAAAAAATAGTGTAAAACAGCATCAAGGCATATCAGGCTGATATCAGACTGACCCTTACCACTGCGGATGCAGACGTTTAGGCTAACGTAAAAGGCAAGCTAAGACCCCATCTATGGGCATATCGTGGCGCAAAACAATCTTATCAAACTATTAAGGAGTATAACATGAGCGTATCATTATCAAACGCTTTCGTTACCCTGTTTGATGCAGAAGTCAAACAAGCATTCCAAGGTAAGGCTATGCTTGTTGGTGCTGTGCGTCAGCGTAGAGGTGTCGAAGGCTCAACAGTAAAATTTCCTAAAGTCGGTCGTGGTGTAGCTACAGCTCGCATTACTCAGACTGATGTAACCCCAATGAACGTAGGCTTCAGCTCAGTGACTTGCACACTGCAAGACTGGAATGCAGCTGAGTATTCAGACATTTTCTCCCAGCAAAAAGTAAACTTTGACGAGCGTCAAGAACTCGTACAAGTTGTAGCTTCTGCAATGGGTCGTAGACAAGACCAGTTAATTCTGGATGCATTAGGTTCTTCTGGTACTTCATTGACAGTTGCTAACAGCATTGGTGGTTCTAATACCAATATGAACTTAGCTAAACTGCGTGAGGCAAAGCGCTTGCTCGATAAGAATAACGTACCTGCTGAAGGTCGTAATATTCTGATTCATGCAAACGGTTTATCTAACTTGTTGTCTGAGACAGCTGTAACCTCTTCTGACTTCAATAGCATCAAGGCTCTGGTACAAGGCGAGATCAACACATACTTAGGTTTCACTTTCCATGTATTAGGTGATCGCTCTGAAGGTGGCTTGGCTATCGATGGTTCGTTGGATCGTACTTGTTTCGCATTCCACAAAGATGCAATCGGCTACGCTGAAGGTATCGGTATGCGCTCCGAGATCAACTACATTCCTGAGAAGACTAGCTGGTTAGTCAACGAAGTTTTCAGCGCTGGCGCTGTAACAATCGATGCGGAAGGTATTGTTCAAATTACCTGCCGTGAAACTTAATAGGGGGCTAACATGGCATTTTCTGCAGATGGCTTTGCAACAATCGCAGCGAGTAAAGCTGGTAATGCACCATCAATTTACTCGTACAAAACAGCTGATACACAAGCAACTGTTAATACCTCTGGCTATTTCAACAGCATTGCATCGCTGTTAAAAGTTGGCGATATTATCTTTGTTTATGACAGTACTACTCCTAGCTTAGTATTGACTTATGTCAATGCAGTCTCTGGAGCTGGTGTTGTTGATATTGCTGACGGTACAACTGTAAGCGCAACTGATACAGACTAATCTGGTCTGAATCAAGCACAGGGCTGCTCTTGCACAACAAGGGTAGCCCTTTATCACATTAAGGATCTGACATGGCTGCTGGCGATACCAGTTTATCAATCTGCTCAGACGCATTAATAATGCTTGGCGCTCGTCCAATATCGTCATTTAATGACGGTACGGATGAGGCTAATATTGCTGATCGACTTTATCATGACATCAAAAATCAAATCTTGATGACGTATCCTTGGTCGTTTAGTTTTAAAAAAGAAAAACTAGCACAGCTAGTAACTACTCCAACTAATGAATATCGTTATGAATATGCTTTATCTGGTGATCGTTTAGGATCTCCTCGCAAGATATTCAACACAGGAAATGTTGGCGCTTATCCAATCCAAAATTACAAGATTATGGGTGATAAGGTGCTGACTAATGAGCAAACTATTTACGCTGAATATCAGTATTCAACTCCAGAATTTGCTATGCCATCCTACTTTGTGCAGCTGTTGAAATATGTAATGGCTTGGCACTTTGCTTTACCAATCACAGATCAAACGGACAAGGCTCAGTATTGGCAAAGCGTAGCTGTAGGATCTCCAGCTGAGAATGGTCGTGGTGGTTATATGCGTACATCGATCAATATTGATGGACAGAATAATCCTGTGCAGTCTATTGAAGACTACTCACTGATAGCGGTTAGATACTAATGACTCGTTTCGTATCACTCCAGACAAACTTCTCTTCAGGAGAGATGGATCCATTACTGTTGGCTCGTGTGGATCTTGCTGCCTATCAGAATGCTTTGTCTGAGGCTACTAACGTAGTGATCCAGCCACAAGGTGGATTGAGACGTAGAGCAGGTTTAAGGTACTTATCAGCATTACCTAATAGTGGATCAGAGTCTGCTGCTAATGGTGTAAGGTGCATTGCGTTTGAGTTCTCAACTTCAGATAGTTATATGCTTGTTTTTACACATAACAGAATGTATGTGTACCGAAACAAGGTATTAATTACGAATATCAATGGAACTGGCAATAGCTATCTCAGCACATCGGCTGTAGGTTTAACTGGAGCAAGGCTGGCTAAAATATGCTGGACTCAATCAGCTGATACCTTGGTTGTAGTTCATCCATCTATAGCGCCAATCAAGATTGTTCGTGGAGCCACTAATGCTGACTGGACTGCATCAGCAATTACTTTCGACTCTATTCCTAAATATGCGTTTACTCTTAGCGTAACTAATCCAGCTGCTACGCTGACACCATCAGCTGTATCTGGAAAGATAACGCTAACTGCTAGTGCATCAGTATTTACATCTGGTAGTGTTGGTCAGTATGTGAATGCTAGTCCACAGGGTAGAGCTAAGATTGTTGCCTACACATCAGGCACTGTGGTGAGCGCTATTACAGAGTTCCCATTCTTTAATTCATCAGCTATTGCATCAGGTAGCTGGGATTATGAGTCAGGTTATGAGGCTGTGTGGTCAGCTACAAAAGGCTATCCTGCTACGGTTACATTCCATGAGGGTAGGCTTTACTTTGGCGGTAGTGAATCTAGACCGTCTACCATG